CTTCCGGTTTCCCCTTGATATAGTCCACAATGGATGTCAGGGTGTTGACACTCAGGGAATCTGCCTTCGGGAAATAATGATATCTTGTCAGATTTTTATTACAGTATGTATTACCGTTGATTTCAAGCACCTTCGGCTCCATGCTGCCTTCTTTCAGATTTGTGATAAATTCAATTGCTTCTTTTAATCCTTCCATCGTTTTACTCCTCCTATGCCTGTTTTGCTGTTCTTAAATCAATTACTTTGCCTGCGTGTTCCGGAACTGAATCCGCCACAACTTCTCCAGTAGCTTTATCAATTACTTTTCCATCTACCACTGTAGTTCCTACTTCTGGTACAACTCCCGGAACGTCCTGCACAGACATCTGTCCTGAAATCTGGTTGCCAATCTCGACTGCTTCTACTTCTCCAGTACGGAGATCTTTTCCCATGCTCAACGCGGTAACTGCTCCGAGTGCCGGTGCAAGGGTTGTCTTCGTCTGGACACCGGTTGCAATGAAGTTTCTTTCCTGATTCGGTTTAAATGCGATCGTTACCGTAATCTTTCTCGCTGTGCCGGCATCCGTGTTCGGATCCTGGATGTTCTTTGTAACCTCTTCGATCGCCCGGTTTACCTGTGCGGTAAATGCTCCGTTTGCAAATGTTTCTAAATTGATATGCTACATAATTCTTCTTCCCCTTTCTTAAATCTATCCAAAAAATGATGCCTCAATACCCTTCGGATCCGGCTGCTGTGTTCCTGGCTCTGCCGGCTGGTCTTCCTGGACCTCATTCAGCTCCTGATCGGCTACCACTCCATCATCTTCCGCTTTCACTGCATCTACATATTCCGTCTTTCCGTCCTCATGGATCACTGCCATGTCCTTGTCAATAGCATTCTGGAGATCAATACTCATGATTCCCCATTTGCTGATCAGCTGCCGGAGCATGGTTTTCAGTGCCATTCCGTCAAAATCCTTAAACCAGAATGAAGAATACTTCCACATATCCTTTTCCGGGATCTTGCCCTGTTCCAGTAATTCCAGAGATTTTGCTCCACCGTTTTTGTAAAACGCAAAAGAATACTTCTCAGCGTGTGCAAGCATTTTCTTCTTTGACCAGTACAAGGTCTTCCGGAAACCATTCTCATACTCGAACATTGCAAAGTA